GTGGTTTTTAATTGTGGTGCTTTCATCCACTGCGATAAGACCATTTCCACCCAGGTTGTTTCCCATCCAATCCCCTGCGTTCTTGCCTTTGATCGAGGAGAACGCTTCAACATTCATAACAAAGATGGTTAGTCCGGCAAAAGGTTCTTTGACCGAGCGCATTTCTGCCTGTTCTTTTTTATTGGGGGAAGCTACCCACCTGATTACACGGTGGGGGACATCATCAGACATGTGCTCTGGTATTTCTTTTGACACCCAGTTACGATACACGCCCTTGGGTGCGATGATTAAAGCAAAGTTTACTTGACCTACTAAAAACAAATAGCCTATGTTATCTAACAGGACTTTACTTTTCCCTGTACCCATCTCCATGAAGAACCCGTACTCTACTCGAGTAAGTCCTTTGTCTAATGCTTTAAGTTGATGGTCGTAAGGTTTTAATTTAAACTTTAATTTATTTTTATATTTGACACTCATACATATCTCCACTATTGTCCACATACATGGACTACCACAGTAGTTCTTAAACCACAACCCTGAAGAGGATAACCTTATGGAAGATATATTTGAAGACCTGTTCGATGAACAAGCTGCTGTCGCAGACATCAACACAGATACAGGTCGCACGTTGAGCGACCTAGTCCGAAAGCTCCGAAAAGTTGAAGGTGAGATTGAGGACGCAGATACTTTACTTAAGAGTTTGAAGAAAGAAAAGCACAGACTTTCGGTAGAGAGTATACCAGGATTAATGGATGAGATGGGCATTGACCGTCTTGATGTTGACGGTTTGACTGTACAACGCAAGATGATGGTGCATGCATCGATACCTGTTAGTCGTAGAGAAGAGGCCTATGAATGGTTAAGAACCCAGAAGCTCGATGATATTATAAAGAATGATATCACTGTATCTTTTGGCAAAGGCCAAGACAATGTTGCAGGAGACGTCGTTGGTATCCTGAAAGACAAGGGTTTTGATCCAGTATCAAAGACCCACATCCATCCGAGCACCTTAAAAGCATTTGTTAAGGAGCGTGTAACGGAAGGAAAACCAATCGACCTCGATATGTTCGGGGCATTTATAGCCAACGCAGCTGAAATTAGGAGGAAAGCATAATGGCAAATGAAGTAGCACAAGCAAAGGGCACGTCAGTATCTGCGGATGTTCTTGATTATATGTTGGAAACTGCTGGGGAGGGTGCTTCCTTTGACAGTAGCGAGATGCAAATACCTTTTATAAGGGTGTTGCAAGCGTTATCGCCACAGTTGAATAAAAAGAAACCAGAGTACATTGAGGGTGCAGAACAAGGTGACATGTTTAATACTGTTACCAATCAGTTCTGGTCTGGTGAGGAAGGTATTATTGTTGTGCCTTGCTACCAGTCTACTAAGTATCTGGAATTTATTCCTCGAGACTCTGGTGGAGGCTTTCAAGGTGAGCTAGCGGCTAACGATCCTCTGTTGCAACAGACTCAACGTTCTGGAGCGAAAGAGATTTTACCAAATGGTAACGAGCTTGTTAAGTCTGATCAGAACTTTTGTTTAGTTGTTGATTCAGATGGCTCATACCAACCAGCTGTTGTTGATATGAAGTCTACGCAACTTAAAGTAAGCAGACGATGGAAGACACAGATAGCTATGCAAAAGATTAATCATCCTAAGAAAGGTATGATAACTCCTGCTAATTTTACAACTAAGTGGAAACTTACAACCACCGAAGAAAGCAATGACCAAGGTTCATGGAATAACTACCAACTTGAGAACCCAGGTCTTGCAAATATGGAGATCATGTTAGCGGGAAAAGCTTTTCGTGAATCTATTATGGCAGGTGAGGTAAAGGCAACGCCAGAGGAGACGCCCACAGCTCCTTTGAAAGACGATGACATTCCGTTTTAAGCGTTAGCCCTCGGAGGGGAGTGCTACAAACACTTCCCTCCTTTTTTTATTTTCCTCAAGGATACACACATGTCTTATGCAGAAAGACTTATGAAAGCTTTTCAAGGGTCAACCGTGGCACACGGTACGACGACGGTTGGAAGAGTAGGAAGGAACGGAAAGGCTGAAGCAGATAGCCGGATCGTTCGAGAGCCTATGACTGTTGAGAAGATACAAGAACACATCGATGGTGTTCAAGGTGTGGGTGCTATACCGATCAATGAAAATAACATGTGCAAGTTTGGAGCACTGGACATTGACACGTATGACCTGGATCATAAATCTCTTACACAAAAGATATATAAATTAAAGCTCCCCTTGGTTCACTGTAGATCCAAGTCCGGTGGGGCACACTTATATTTATTTCTAAAAGAATACGAACAGGCCTCCGTTATACGTGAGTACCTGACGGAGATGTCTATTGCACTAGGGTTTTCTGGGTGCGAGATCTTTCCCAAACAAGATTCAATCCTAGCAGAGCGAGGTGATGTTGGTAACTTTATTAACATGCCATACTTTAAAGCAGAAGAAACCATGCGCTATGGGTTTAATGCAAAGGGTGAGGCCTTAGAGCTAGACAAGTTCTTAAACCTGATTGAGTCTGAGCGTGTAGCTTTGAACCAGTTGGAGTCCATGCAGCTAGGTGGACCAAGAAAGTATTTTACAGATGGACCGCCCTGCCTTCAACACATCACGAGCCAGGGTCAGATATCCGAGGAGCGAAACAAAACGTTGTTTATGTGCGGTGTATATTGCCGGATGAAGAACCCCGATGACTGGGTATCAAAGTTTGAAGACATCAATCGAACGCTATGTGCGGATCCGTTGCCAGCGACAGAGGTAACAAACCTAGTTAAATCACTGAACAAGAAAGAATACTTTTATACCTGTGAGCAGGAACCCTTCAAGAGTTACTGCGATAAGGAGATTTGCAAGACCAAGAAGTACGGTGTTGGTGGGGATCAACCAGACATGCCACAGATGGGTGGGCTTACAACTCTTTTGTCCGAGCCCCGATTGTACTTCATGGATGTAGGTGGGAAGCGTGTGCAGCTTTCAACAGAACAGCTACAGAACCAAACGCTTTGGCAACGTGCTTGCATGGAGCAGATTAATATTATGCCACCAACAGTTAAAGCACAGACATGGCAAGCCACGGTCAGTAATCTAATGTTGGGTGCTACGTACCTTGAGGTGCCCGAAGAGCTCACGATGGTGGGTCAGTTTAAGGAACACCTTAGAGCCTACTGTACGAGCCGTATAAAGGCTATGGTGCCCGAAGAACTAGAGATGGGAAAGCCTTGGACCGAGGACGGATTAACAAGGTTCACAATCTCTGGTCTTATGTTATATTTGCACAACCGACATTTTACTTTCTACAACAGGGCACAAGTCCAAGAAGCCTTGAAGAGTTTAAACAATGGAGCGGAGGCTCATGGGCATCAGAATATAAATCGCGAGGATGGAAAGAGATCCACGCTTCGAGTATGGTGGGTTCCTGCTTTCGAGGAGGAAGTAATAGACTTAAACATCACGGAGGTTTCAGATGACATCCCCTTCTAATCGACTGTTGCGTGTGTCGGAGGTAGCTGAACTGCTCGGCGTATCTACATCAGCAATATACAAATGGACTAAGGCAGGGGATTTCCCTCAACCCTTAGTGCTAGGAGACGAGTCCAACAAGCGTACTGCCAGTAGGTGGGTGCTTACAGAGATAGAGGATTGGGTCAACTCTCGGCCAAGAGGTAAGATCTATGATAAAGAATAGCACCATTATCTTTGGGCCACCTGGTTGTGGTAAGACTTACACACTCATGGAGATTATCCAAGAGTATTTAGACAATGGGGGCGATCCTTCTAGGATTGCCTTTATTTCTTTTACACGTAAGGCGATTGC